CTACAGGACTCACAGGACCAGTTGGAGAAAAAGGTGCAACAGGCGCAACCGGTGTTGGTGCTACAGGTGCTACAGGACCTGCCGGTGGCCCTACGGGACTTACAGGCCCATCTGGCGCTACAGGACTTACAGGTGCCACTGGTGCTACAGGTGCTACAGGTGCAACTGGTGCTAGCGGTATTGGTGCAACTGGGGAAACCGGAGCAACTGGTGCAACCGGAGCAACTGGTGCAGCCGGCACAAATGGCACAAATGGAACAAATGGTGCTACTGGACCTGCAGGCGCCACTGGAGCAACTGGTGCAATTGGAACTGTTACTACTGCAACCGACGTTCCCTTAAACAATATATCTGTTGAGGGATTGAGTACTATCAAGTCTGTGCAAGAAATAATGCAAATTATTGCAGGTGCAACTGGTTCAGTGATACATGATTACAGTGCTGGTAGTATTTTTTATCACACAGCACCCGTGGCCAACTTTACTGTTAATCTTACCAACTACCCAACAACAACGAATGTGGCCAGTGTGATTACCCTGGTACTGCAACAAGGTGCAACTGCAAGATATGCAACAGCACTAACTGTCAACGGTACAACAACCATAATAAGACAATTTAACGGAGCAATACCCACAGTGCGAGCTAATAAAGTTGATGTACAATCGATCACAATCTACAACAATGCCGGCACTATTGTGGCCACAAGTCAAGTTTCAACATTTGGATAATACATGCCTATAATTGGATCAATATCGGGATCATTTGGATACGGGAGATCCCCACAAACAGCACCTCCTCCGGGATTTACAATATATCCTGCAATTGGCAATTTAAGAAACTGGAGTTTTTCTTCCAGCGGCACTTGCACTTTTGACGGGAATAATATTAGCAGTGCATCCGGCAATGTTTTTGTAATAACCCCCACTACTACCTTTGTTTGCAATGTAAAAATCTGGGGTGGTGGTGGTGGTGGAGCAAATCTTGTGCCTAGATCATCCGATAATCCTGTAGCAGGTAGCGGCGGCGCAACATACGGACAAGTATTGTTCAAAGTTGGTCAACCTTACACTATTTTTTCTGGTGGAGCCGGTAATGTAATATTAAACAATCCTGTATATTCAACCCCACTTGGCGCCGGTGGTGGCGGATCTGCTTCGGGCATACTTGAAGGAAATCTGTATGCCAACACTTCGGTAATATTATCAGAAATTGCAATTGCCGGTGGGGGTGGTGGCGCCACCATTGCATCGTCTAATCCCCCGCCACAATCAACAGCTGGTGGTGGCAACATAGCGCAGTACAGCAATTATAATGCGTCTTCAAGATATTATATAATCCCGCCAACTACTGGAGACGGAGCGCATCTTCCATTTCCGGTATCCCATGCAGCTCTGTCAATAGCATATACGGGAGGCTACCCAAATAGTGCTCAAGGTGGTGGAGGTGGTGGAAAAGTTGGTGGTACCTTGACCAAGGGCGGAACAGGATACGCAATTACATCCGATCTTGAATTATCTACTACGGCCGGAGTGTACGGATTACCTCCGCTATACGATGATACTCTTAGATCCAATGCCGGCGACTCTGACAGTCCTGGGCGTGTGGTTCTTTTCCTTGATGAATATCGCCCAACTACAATTGTGGCCACTGGCGGGGATGTTACCGATGTACCCATCCCCGGGCAAACACTGGCATATAGATATCATACGTTTTCGTCGAATGGAAAATTCATAGTAACTTCGGCATCTACTGTTGATAAAATTGATGTAATTGCAGTTGGTGGTGGAGGGGGTGCTGCACGTTCACCTTACGGAGAGGCCGGCGGTGGTGGTGGGGGTGTTGCATTACGTAACGGATTACCGATTGGAGTTGGCACGTATAATGTAACTGTTGGGCAAGGCGGGTTGCCCGCAAATGCTACTGGGAATATCGGTCTTGGTGGCACATATGGCGGATATCGAGGAACCGACAGCGCATTTTTTACAAATCCATTAGCAACTAAGTTTATGCCCGATAACTATTGGCGATTGATAAACTCATTTGGATCTAAGATCATTTATGTTTCTGTGTCTGGATCTGATACTGTCACATCCGGCAGTATTACAACTCCTTATGCCAGCATTGAATATGCCATTGCGGCTTTTTCATTCACAAGTGACATGATAGTGATTGTGATTTTATCAGGAACATATTCACCGGTAATGGCATCCGATAGTGTACAAACACCAATTAGCGATGGCGGCAGTCCTAGAATTTTTATTTGCGCACCTAACAAAGTTACAATCAATTATACACCAACGAAAGCCGTTGGCTTGAGAGATAGCCCAGTTGCTACGTTGTATAATAGGTTTAGTGCAGTGTACGGGGCAACTTTTGTAAGAAATATGTTTGAGACCACAAACAACCGTGAACTTGCATTTTTCAACGATACAGCCTTGCCAGCCCCTGCCCGGAATGCTTATGGTAATTTTTATAATTGCGTATTTAAAGAAGCATTAGGAAAGTGGGCACTAGTATCTGCTGTCAACGGCTACACGTATGCAAACTTCAAAGTTGAAAATTGCACGTTTTATACCAAAGATGCAGGCCAAGAGTTACAAAATATGCCTCAAGCTTCACTGGCTTTATTCAAGAATTGTGCATTTAACAAAACAGTCACCACAGATGCAGTATTGGACAATTGTGTAACCAATGCAAATATCAGTGTAAAGTATATCATTACCGGAGTAGCCGATAAAGGTGTATTTTCCGGAGAATATTCCTGGACAGCACCTATTACAGTTCCAGCAACTACAGCCAAATCAATTGTTTATGTTGGTATTGGTGGTGGTGGTGGCAACGGCAACAACACATTGTCTTTTGATGCCATTGGTGGCAGCGGCGGGGGCCGTCTTGCCTACACTTCATCACCGGCACCTTCTTTACAGCATAACGGTATACTTAATTCGGATTATTCAAGCTATGGTCACCGAGGCGGCATTTCTGGCGGCGGAGTCTATTCGGGTGGTGGTGGCGCAATGTTTCCACCATTACCCGCAATTAGTGCACCATCTGCTGGTGGTCTGGGTATCGAGTGGCCTGCAGGATCATCTACCTATTATGGTACAGGCGGGGACGCAGCGAATGTATTTGACGTCACTACTGGATTAACTCAGTTTGGCCGTGGCGCCAATGGCGGATCTAATATAGCAGCAGGTAATGGCCGGGTTGTGGTTAGATATATTGTACCAGGCGAGTATACAGCACCAACAATTACTGCAAATGTGAACATTTTGGCATATGGTGGCCAAATTGTCAGACAAGTTGGTGATTATCGAGAACATATTTTTACTTCATCGGGTACGTTTAGACTTGCAAATCTTCCGTTTGATTCTAAATTAGAAATTGTTCTAGTAGGTGGTGGTGGTGGTGGCCAGGGGCCACTGTACGGAGGTGGATACACCGGCGGTAAAGGGGGGCAAGTTAGTTACCATTCAATTTCTGCCACTACTATAACACAAATTAGTGACTTTACTGTAACGGTTGGAGGCGGTGGTGCTCGTGGAACTACTTACAAAATTGCCGGCACTAGTGCCATTTATATATCTTCTAACGCAGGGTGGGGTACCAACAGCATGATTCAGGGAACCAATGTATCATTGGTGGCCGGCGGTGGTGGTGGTGGCGCTCAATTCGTCGACAAGGTGAATGGCACAGCTATAAATTCTGGACTTTACGGGACTAATTCTGTTTTTTATGGTGGCGACGGCGCTGCCCAAAACACAGGAAACGGCATGGCACCCGGGGGCGGAGAGAGTATTTACTCTTCAAATAATTTCAATGCGTACGGTGGCAACGGCTTAGATGGTGTCGGCGGCGGCGGTGGCTCTGGTCCAACACATGCATATCAATTTAATCAGAACTCTCCCACTGCTTATAGTTCTGGTGGTCTCGGTGGCAGTGGCGTCGTTGTTATTAGATATCCATATACGCCCTAATTGATTGACCTGTACACAAAAACAGTATAAAATTGCTTAATGCAGTCTGACTTTTTAGTACAATTTATAAATGGTATTCTTCCTGCACGGCGTAAATCCACCAAAGGTTGGACCAGCTTTAATGCACCGTGTTGTGTACACCGTGGCGAAAGCGCAGATACTAGAAACCGTGGCGGGATTATTGCCAATGGTGATGGCAGCGTCAGCTATCATTGCTTTAACTGCAATTACAAAACTGGATTCAAACCCGGACGTCCCTTGGGCTATAAGTTTCGAAAACTGTTAAACTGGTTTGGGGCAAGTGATAACGATGTTAGACAATTGGTTATCAGTGCAATTAGGCTCAAAGATCTAATAACTATAACAGAACCCACAGCACTACCCGAGCCCGAAGCAGTTGCTTACAAAGTCAGGCCCTTGCCTGCAGAAGCGCAAACGTTTATGGGCATACTGGAATTTTATCAATTGGCCAACAGAACTGATTATCCACATCAGTACATGGATGCAATCAAATATGTCAGCAATAGAAAAATTGACATGCAACGTTATGAATTCTTTTGGACTCCCGAGATAGATCATAAATTAAACTATAGAGTCGTTGTTCCCTTTAAATGGCAAGGCGAAACAATAGGCTACACTGCTCGAACGTTTGTAGATGGCATCAAGCCCAAGTATTACACACAACATGAACCCGACTTTGTTTTTAACACAGACCAACAACTAAAAGATTCCAAGTTTGTTATTGTTGTTGAAGGCGTATTTGATGCAATGGCAGTGGATGGTGTTGCGATTCTAGGCAATGAGTGCAGTGAACAACAAGCAGATATTATTGATGACCTTGGTCGTGAAGTTATTGTAGTTCCGGACTTTGATATAAAAGTAAACAAATATGATAAAAAAGTTTGGGCCGGAGAAAAGCTGATAGATCAAGCAATAGAATATGGATGGAGCGTGAGCTTTCCAGTGTGGAGTGAGACTTGTAAAGATGTAGGTGAGGCCGTGGAACGATACGGCAAGTTGTTTGTGCTAAAAACAATACTTGATAATAAACAGCACAGCAAACTAAAAATAGAATTGATGAAAAGAAAGATACTTAATGGCTAAAGAATATTCAACGGATTTACAAAAATTGTTTTTGGAGATGTTGGTACAGGATGCACAAAGTTATATTAGAGTTGCAAACATTTACAATCCCGAGAATTTTGATCGTAGTTTAAGAGAAACAGCCAAGTTTATCTCAGAGTACAGCGATCAATATAAGATATTGCCTTCTTTGGATCTAATCAAGGCAACAACAGGAACAGAGTTGAAGCCCACTCCTGAAATGAATGATCATACTGATTGGTTCATGGTGGAGTTTGAGCAGTTTACCAAACGACAAGAGATTGAACGTGCCATTCTCAAAGCAGCAGATTTGCTGGAAGCCGGCGACTTTGATCCTGTAGAAAAACTAATCAAAGATGCAGTACACATCAGTTTGCAAAAAGACATGGGCACAGATTACTTTGCAGATCCAGCTGGACGCATCAACAAGTATTTCAACTCGGGTGGCCAAGTAAGCACAGGATGGCCACAAATGGACAGAATATTGTACGGCGGATTTAGTCGTGGAGAGTTGAATATCTTTGCAGGTGGATCGGGATCGGGCAAGTCTTTGGTCATGATGAATATTGCACTGAGTTGGTTACAAGCAGGTCTTAGTGGAGTGTACATTACACTGGAACTGAGTGAAGAACTAACCAGCTTGCGAACTGATGCCATGTTGACCAGCATGGGCACAAAAGATATTCGCAAGGACATTGACAACACTGCGCTAAAGGTCAAGATGACCGGCAAAAAGTCCGGGCAGTATCGAGTCAAGGGACTCCCGGCACAAAGCAATGTAAACGACATTCGTGCTTATCTAAAAGAAGTACAAATCCAAACCGGAATTAAAATTGACTTTGTTATGGTTGACTACTTGGACTTGGTCATGCCAGTTTCTGTCAAAGTCAATCCCAATGACCAGTTTATCAAGGACAAGTATGTTGCAGAAGAATTGCGTAATTTGGCCAAAGAGTTGGGCATTTTATTGGTTACTGCAAGTCAGTTGAATCGTAGTGCTGTTGAAGAAGTTGAGTTTGATCACAGTCATATTGCCGGTGGTATCAGTAAGATCAATACAGCAGATAATGTGTTTGGTATCTTTACCAGCAGGCAAATGAAAGAGCGTGGAAAGTATCAAATTCAGTGTATGAAATCGCGTAGTTCAACAGGTGTAGGCTCTAAGATTGATTTGGAATACAATATTGAAACCATGCGTATCACCGATGAGGGCGGTGACGAAAATGCTTATAGCAATAAACCACAAAGTTCAATTATGGATGCAATCAAAGCAAAAAGTCAAGTTAATTCCGAATCTACTTGGAACAAGCCCACAGCCAAAGAAGGGTTTAGTCTAGATAGTTCCAAGATCACAACTTCGGCAGTTGATAGTTCCAAAATCAAATCGATGCTTGCTGATATGAAAAAAGTATCACGTAGTGATCTTTGAATTGTTTTATTTTTATCTTAATAAATATAACAATTGGAGCACATTTTGCAAAAACGAACACGTAGCATTCTTGACGAATTAGACACTATGTTGGGTCATCGGGACAAAGACAATCTTGTTGAAAGTCGCGCCGGCCACGTTATTCAAGGTGCTATTAATTTAATCAACTATATTAAAGAAAACTATGACGACGAAGTTGCCGTTGAGTTAGAGCGTAGGTTGATTAACAGCATTAGATCACAAGATGTATCAAAATTCAACAGAGGCATTAGAAAAATAAAATGAGAAGTAACGAAATTATAAACGAAGGCCCAATATGGCAAGGTATCAAGAGTAAACTGTCCGGTGGAACATACACTGGCGGAGCCGAGACTGCAAGAGGTCAAGCAGAAATTGTCAAATATGGAAAAATGGCAGAACCAAATTGGTTCAAAGCTCAGGCTGCATATACCCAACAAGGAGTAACTCCGGCGGAATTGCCCGACCAGCTTACTGCTTGGGCAAAGAAATGGTTTGAGACTCCTGCATTGCCTGATTACAAAACATCCACAAAGCAGCAACTGGTAACAAATCAGGGTGTTAGAGCATATCTCCAAACAGCCGCAGCACATCAGCTGGCTCCGGATCGGACAACACCAACTGCGCCTGTTGCACCTACAACACCTACAACACCAACTGCGCCTGTTGCACCTACAACACCTACAACACCAACTGCGCCTGTTGCACCTACAACACCAACTGCGCCAGTTGCTCCAACTGCACCCACAACACCAACAGCACCAACTGCGCCTGAGGGGGACACTGTACATGCCATGTTTAAAAATCCCACTGCGTTTAAAGCAGAATGGGACAAGTTTATGGCATCAAATCCAAATTATAAATTAATTGCAGATCCTGCATTACTATCCGGATTAAAAACAATGTGGATGCGCACCGGCGGTACAAAATTAGAAAATAAAACGGTCGACTCTTCTAACCAACAAGTAGATGAAGCAACACCCGGATCGCGTAAGTCATTTAAACGTGCAGTAACACCATCGGTTGATCTAGCGCCAGAGCCGACAGCACTGGAAATTCCGGAACCAACAGCAGCCCCATTAGAACCCACACGAATAGAACCTACCCTGGATCCAGAATCAGCAGCACCGGCCGTCGGCAGCAGCATTTTTGCTGACCCTAAAAAATTGTTGGCAAGCTTTGAAAGTTTTCAAGAAGCCGACGGAAGATTACCTCCTGCATTCCGTGGTGTATTAAAGGACATCTTGCTCACAGCTTTACGCACAGTTGAGTCAAAAAATCGCAAATTAAATGCTATAATTAAGGAGTCAAAGCACCTGCAAAAGCAAGTTGCTGCACTTAAAAATCAAAAACAGATATGAAATTATTTGAGGTAAGAAACAAGCCCGCCCCGTGGTTGCTCGCTGAGTCAACTGCGGCCAAGAATACACATTTGGAGCACCTTGAGGACTTGATTCTTAACATGG